TTATTTGGATTAATTAGTCGAAATACATATTTTACTTTAACATTAATTATTAGTTCTTATACAGTTTTAGATACAATTAGAGATATTTACAAAAATGGCAATTAAAATGATTATGTCTCATAAGATTATCAAAAATTTACAACGTAAACCTACTCCTGTAGTTTTACCAAAAAAAAATTATTTAGAATTCTGTATGAAAATATCCGATAAAGTAAATCCTGTTTTCTTTGAAGATGATACTCTTGTGCATCAAACGCACCGTGAGAGTTACTTTGAGAAAAATGTCTTATCACGTAATTACACTGGTTTTCTTATGCAAAGATTTCTTTTTAGCGGTGATGAGTATGAATGGGAAGATTTTAAGTCTTTTGACTGTAATCCTATCTTAGCTACTTTACGGTTAGCTATACGTCAATATTTTAATCTTCCATATGTTTGTATCGATACCATTATTAACGAGATGAAACAAGAATGCTTTATAGAATACAATAATTATAAAACTTTAATACCTATTAATTTATTATGGCCTATGCTTAAGTGTAAAATTAATAATGCTTGTATGAAACTTCGAGCATTTAAAGACATTGCACCAACTGATAAGGATTTCAGAAGTGCGATGCGTCGTAGTTTTCATTATTTTGAAGAAGAATATAGTTTAGCTAATAATAGTATAATAACATATATAGCATTTGTAGATCATTATAAAATACCACTAAGGTCACATATTTACTCTTCAAATATTAACGCTAGTATTTTGTTGTCACAGTTACCACAATTTATTGGTTTTATATATAAATATGTTAATGTTAAGAAATTAGATTATACGTTTAGATTTATAGGTGAGATTTATTCGTCTCTACTGTACTGCAATTTACAATACACCAACCCAGTCGAAATTACTGAGTCAGACTTCGTTGGGGATTTTGTAAACCATATGGTAGATTTGTCTATGTATCGACCCGACCATATAATTGTTAAGTCATTAAAAGAAAAACACGTTCTTTTCGATAGGTTAAGTTCATCGATAGCACAATTTAATTTAGATCACAAAGTTTCTATAGATACAAATTTTACAAATGTTTTAGAAAAATTAGTTAAGGTTTTTGATTTAGCTATTAGTAAAGTTGACGACACAATGAAGACTACAATGTCTGACCTTAGGAGAAAGTTGTCAGCTTTTATTACGATTTGTTATAATATATATAGATGCACATTAGGAGAACTTAAATTACAGGACTGTATTATAAATATTATTGGATTTTTAATGTCTACTTCCTTGTCGGATGCAATCATCGCTGGAGTTCGGAGCATTATTAATGAAAAAATAGCACAAAACAGTGATACATTTGATTTTATAGCGATTTATAAATTGATTGGTTTAGCTGCTTTTGTATTATTTGCAGGAGCCCTACCCGATACTAAATCATTTACGAATCTCACTTTAAAATTAGACCGAATACCGAAGTCATTGGATGGATTAGCTAAAATTTGGAATTATTTTGATGGAATTATGGATACGATTTGGCCGTGGATACAAGTGAATTTGTTACGACAAGAGGGTAAATACATACCTCGTGTTGTATCGAATGAGGTACTGAAATGGACTGAAGATGTGACGGAATTATTGGAATATAGTAAACGACAAGAAATACGAACGGATCCAGAGAAGATGAGATTGGCGAGTAAATTGTATCCTCAAGGTTTACGATTGGTTCGCCAGTGCGCATCACAAAAATTACACAAACGGAATGCGGATATGTTAAGTAAATTGTTACCTGCTGCAAAAATCCTTATGGATGATGCAACAAAATCGGGTGCGGATAAGATGAGGCTTAGACAAGAACCTTTAATGGTTTGGTTTACTGGAGGATCTGGTGTTGGTAAGACGGGATTAACTTATCCCTTCATTATAGACATGATGAGAATCCATGGACCTGTTCCGTCAAATTATACGCAAAACATTTACGCACGAATGGCTGAAACGGAATATTGGGACGCTTATACTGACCAGGAATATATTGTTATTGACGATGCTTTTCAGGCTAAGGATTCACAAGTGAATCCAAATCCTGAGTTGTTTGAGATTATACGTATGGGGAATATGTTTGCATACCATCAACATATGGCTGCATTAGAGGAAAAGAATAATACTTACTTTAATGGTAAATTAGTTGTTTTATCCTCTAATTTGGAAAGAATCCAAGTGGAAAGTTTGAATTGTCCTGAAGCTGTAGCGCGAAGGATTAATCTAGCTTTCCGTGTTGGAATTGTTGAAAGATATAGGAAGTACTACACAGACGGAAGTGGACGACAACAATATAAACTTGATTACGCTAAAGCTAGAATTGAAAGTAATAAAAGCGTTAATTTTGATGTTTACGAGTTTGAACAATTTAACCCAATGTCTAATGAAGTGATTAGATCAGGGTTGTCTTATGGAGAGATTGTTTTACTTGGACAGCAATATTATCATAATAATACTTTAAAACATGATAGCTTATCGGAATTTCTGGATGATTATCGACAGCGAGAAGATGTTGCTATTTTTAAAGAAAATGCAAATGCCTTTGAGTTGTTGGAGTTTTCTTCAGAAGGACAAGTTTATTTGGAAATGGTAGGTGATGGACTTAAACGAAATATGGCTGGCAATGCTATAAAGTGGGGTTTGAATCATTCATGGCAATTAATTAAAAATACAAAAAATAAAATATATAATTACATTTATCCTCCGACAATATATGATGTTAGAACTGTATCTAGGTGTGTTGAGACTCAACGCGACTTTGTTGTTAGTGAGCTTATACGGAATGCAAATCAAGTTAAGTACTTCTTTAAAAGTGAAGAACAAAAACGAGAGGCGTACTTGCGATCTAAGTTTACTCCAATATGGGACGTGTTTGTTGCTGCAGCTGCACTAGCGATATCTGGATTTACGTTGTATGCCGTGTGTAGAATAGGAAAAGGAGTTTGTGAAGAACTCTTTATTCCGAAATACGTACGCGATGAGAAGAAAATGATTGAAGCAGTAGAACAAGGTAACAAATGTATTACTAATGGTTGTGCGGACTGTAGAAAGTGTAAGTACACTTTTGAAACGGATAATCAATTGAAATGGTATACATCCTGCTCTTGTTATGCGGATAGTATGGAAGAAGTTAAGGATTACTTCAATCTGTATGCAACTGCTGCTTTTAATCACAAGTCTAGAAAATTGGAGAAAATAACAAAAATTAACCCCGAAACCCTTATGATCATATTAGAACAAATGCTTAATTGTGATTGTTCGAAGTGTGAAACTTGTAAAGATGATAAACTTATTGATAAATTTTCTGATGTATGTGCTGTATACAAATGTTCTTGTGTTTGTGTAGTAGCACGCCTTTCTCAAGGTTTTGCTCTAGTAGAGCTGTTAAGCTTGATTAAGTACATCGGTAATTTAGATAGAGGTATCATTAAAAATAAGTTTCTTTGTAAGATGTATCAGACTATGAAGAGTGATATAGAAATGTTTGAAAAAAGTGAAGATTATTCTATTCTCTCTGAACAGATCGCATCTTGCGAAGGCATAAAGGTTCATCAAGATCAAATTAAATACAACGCTGATGTGGTTAAACCAACTAAAATAATACAGTATCAGGATAACGTTGTTAAAAAACAAATTAAATATAACCCGGAACCAACAAAGAAATTGAATATTGTACGTTACCAGCAGAAGGATATTATTGAGGAACAACGACGCGCTCCTGCAGAGGATCTGAATGCGGATACCATTGTAAATTATGTGGTATATCCAAATTTAGTACTTATGCGAGGGCGCAAGGAAAAAGATAAGGAGAGTGATACTTGGCATACTTTGGGATGTATATTATTTATTAAAGGACGAGTTGCTTTAATGCCTTATCACTATATTGTAGCGATTAAGGAACAAAAATACTTTGATATACAATTATATACATATTCTAAAGTGCTTCGTGCCACCCCAGTGACATCAATGAAAGTGCATCGGTTTGAAGGTATGGAGAAAGATGCTGTGCTGGTGGAATTCCCTGTGACGATGAATGATTTTAAAGATATTACAAATCATTTTGTAAGTATCGGCGACTATGATAAAGTCAAGGGATGTCCTGCAGTACTTGCTCGATTAACATATGAAGACGAAAAGACTATCAAAAACCCTATATATTTGGAATCAATATCGGTATCGGAAAAAGAAATGCTTGATTCAGTTATTGTTAAAGGTTGTGAAACTGTCGTTAAGACGAGAGAATTTTATTCGTATAACGCTTGCACTCGTGGAGGCGACTGTGGATCAACCTTGGTAGTAATGAATTCAGTAGTTCAAGGCAAAATTTTGGGAATACACAATAGTGGAACACCATCTTTAAATCATGGAAACTCAGTTGCTATAAATAGAGATATGTTAAAGAAATGTTTAAGCAAGTTTGGTAGCATAGGCCAGTATGCATATGAGAGCACGTTATTAACCGCTCCTTTGGATAGTCTGGCTGATAGTGGAAATTTTGGGTTACATAGACTAGTCGACGAAAGATTACCTGCTTCTTCGAATACAGCTTTAGCTCATTCGTCGTTGTATGGTGCTTTGATTGAGTCACCCAATATGCCTGCTAAATTGCGTCCATTTAAAAATGATAAAGGTGAACTAATAGATCCTATTGTGTTACAACGGAAAAAATACGGAATACCCAGACCATATTTGGAACAAGATCTAGTAGATAGTATTAAAGAAGGTATGAAAGGACAGTATTATATATCAAATCGACACACTCCTGATTATTATCGTATGCCTCTCACGTTAGAGCAATCTGTGAAAGGCATTGAAGGTGATCAGTATATTAACGCTATCAATCGATCAACTTCTCCTGGTTACCCTTTTTCTCAAGAGAGGAAGGGTAAGCCTGGAAAAACATTGTGGTTTGGAAATGAAATGGAATATTGTTTGAATAACACGGCTTTTGAACAACTTGTGGAACGCATAAACAACAATAAGATGAAAATTCTTAATAACATACGACCGGAAATTGTTTGGACAGACACTTTAAAAGACGCTCGATTACCTATCGAAAAGGCTAAGCTTGGGAAAACTAGACTGTTCTCAGCAGCTCCACTCGATTATGTGATCATGCTACGTGAAATTGCTACGCCTTTTATAGCTCATTGTAGTTCTAATAGGATATTCAATTCCATAGCAGTAGGTATCAATCCCAGTTCCCCTGAATGGTCTGTGTTGGCTCAACGTTTACAGAGTAAAGGAAAAGCGGTGATTGCTGGTGATTATAGCAATTTTGATGGCACTTTACCTGCTCAATTAGTTTTTGCAGCTATTGAAATTATGGTAGATTGGTACAAATTGCACTGGTCACTAATTGTCGAACAAAGGCGCAATGTAATTTGTGGCAGACAGCTAGACTGGAGTGAATTCCGTGAGTATTGTATTAAGCTTTATTACGAATGTGTTCATCATTTACATATCACTAATTTTGGTAAGTGTGCTATGATGTATTATGTTCGTAACGGTATTCCTTCTGGCTGCCCTGTTACGGCTATATTGAATAGTATTGTTAACCGTCTTGGGCTATGTTATATTTGGCATAAGATCTTTGAAAGAAAAGAAATAGCTAATGTGACAAGCTTTATAGAAAATACGAGTGACATTTACTATGGAGATGACTTTATCATGAATATTTCTCATCGTGTTTTGGATCAGTATAATCAAATTACTATTTCCGAGGCGTTGAAGAAGTATCTTGATATGGACATGACAGATGAACTTAAGAGTTCAAGAGGTGTACAATCACATAGACGTCTTCATGAAGTGAGTTTTCTTAAAAGAAAGTTTAGATTTGAAGAAATTATAATGGAATTCGTCGCACCTCTGGACATTAATGTCATCTTGGACTCAATTAATTGGGTTCGTAGAGGTAATGAAGCACCAGATATTATTACTCTATCTGTATTGGAAGCGTCGCTCCGGGAGCTTGCGTTGCATAGCTCTGAAGTTGACGACGACTATAGAGAGAGAATAGAAGAACTGGGTTACTACCTCGCCTCAAGGGTCCGTGGAGCTAGTTTTGTCAGTGAGAGCAGATTAAATGTTCTCTATAATGTCAAAAATAGCTTATGGGCCAATGAGTTGAGCAAGGATTAAACTTGCAACTAATCTTCGAGAGTCTAAGAATAAGACACTAATGGCTGGTCAATCCGCTAATAACGGTCTACAGTACGGTGAAACTTTTTCTACATCACTATTCTGGTAAGAATGTAAATATACAATTTGTCTTATAGACACCTCAATGTGAAATGACGAACGAAAATAACATTGTTGTATTAAAGCGGCTCTTTTTAGAGTTACTAATCAAGAACGCTTGTTGGCAGCCCCAATGAATTCTAGATGTTCAAATTTGCTAACGATTAGGCTGTTGTTAGTGAATAAATTAAGCCTGCGAATTTTATAACTGAAACTTTAAAGCAAGAACAACGACAAATTTTAACTTTCGCATCAGAAGGTGATTCCAACCACACTAATGTGATAGCAAAAAGTTTGCAAATGCCCGGATCGTTTTTGAGAACTTGTGATGATGGTTACGACCATTCTATCACTTCTTTCCTTCAACGACCTATTGATGTATCAACAAAAGAATGGAAAACAACACATGGACAAGGGATTGTCTTGGATGAATTTAAACTACCGGACTGTCTTATAGATAAACCTATGTATAAAAGAAAGTTAGATTATATGCTGGGACTTAGGTGTGATGTGCAAGTTAGGGTACAAGTTAACGCCCAACCTTTCCATGCTGGTAGATTATTACTAGTTTGGATACCTTTCACCGAGTCTCTCATTAATCGAACTCAATACTATATGTGCGAATCCGAAGATGGTTTAGTACCGTTTACGGGTTGCCCGCATGTAGATCTAGATTTATCTAATCAAACTGAAGCGACAATGAACATCCCATTTATTTCTCCAAGAACCTATTTCGATTTACCTAATCGACTTGGGAATTTTGGTGAATTTAAATTAGTCGTCTATTCTCCGCTTGTGGATGTTGTATCAACTGGCGTTGTGGAGTACACGGTTTGGATGAATATGACAAACGTGACTGTTGCTTTCCCTACGGGTAAGAAAACATCCTATTCGGAAGCACAAATTGGAGATGAAGGATCTGATCAAGTTAAGTCGGGTGTAATTAGTGAAACTGCGGGCACTGTCGCGAAAGCTTTACGGCTTTTTGATGACGTACCTATGGTTTCACAATTTACTCGACCAGCCGCTTGGATTGCTAGCACTTCTTCTGATATCGCTAAGTTATTTGGTTGGTCTAAACCATATAATCCTTCTGATTACGTCCTCATTCGGGATGCACCAGGTAGATTTATGGCCAATTCAGATGGTTCAGATGTGTCAGAGAATGTGAGTGTTATCGCCACCAATGAAATCCAACAAAATCCGGGGTTTTTCCGGACCGATGTGGACGAGATGTCGATTGCACATGTTGTGAGAAGACCAAATTATGTACAACACTTCCAATGGAAAAAAGGACAAGCTGCAAACACCATACTTTTATCTTTACCGATTAATCCACAGGGATATTTTCGCAAGGTTTCAGACAAAATACTTGCTCCCACACATTTGATGTATTTGACTAATGCATTTACATATTGGCGTGGGGGTATGAACTTTACCTTTAAGTTCATTAAGACCAAATTTCATTCTGGTCGAGTTCGTATTCTGTTTGTGCCTGGTGATTATTCTGACGGAGTATCGTTAAACGACATCGTAATAGACGCAAATTATTCTACAGTTGTTGACTTAAGATCTGAAACTGACGTTACATATAACGTTCCATATACATCATGTCTTCCATGGTTAAATATTAATGGATCAACATTTAATGCTTATACAAGCGTTGGGCGTTTATATGTGATAGTTCAAAATGAGCTGGTTAATAGCTCTAGTGTAAGTGACACGATTAACGTTCTTGTAGAAGTGGCAGGAGCGAGCGATTTTGAAGTTGCTATACCAACACTTCCCCATTTTTATCCTGTTGATAGAGTTAATCGAACTCGTCCTGCGAACGCAGCTGTGATTAAGAATGGGATGACTAAAGATATTACAGAGGGTCATACGCTAAGTGCTCACATACCTACTGTGGAAGGATTGGATAAAGCAGCTCTAACTGTACTAGCTAGAACTGCTGACCCACCTGCACAGCGCTTAGGAAATCGTCATAGAGTTAAAAGAACTGTGTCCGATACTTTTGTAAAAGATACGTATTCTAACGGTACAATACTAGACCGATTGTCTGAAGCACAGGTAGGGGGTGAAGAGTCTACGCCACCTGTCGAACTTGCGTCGTTGGTAGTAACCGATACGCAGGATGTAGGTGGCTCAATAGATCATACCGATTTTGAAATATGTGCAAACACAATGGGAGAGAAAATAGTCAGTATTCGTCAAATACTGAAGCAATTTCACGTAAAAGATTCCTTCTCACTTACGGTGGATCAATCTCTCAGATTGTCTCCTGATAAAATTACACCTCCCTTTGATCAAGCACTAACTTACCTTGTCGTCTATGATTATTATGATTATTTCTCTTATCTTTACGCTTTTCGGCGTGGCGGTATGAGAACGAAAATAATTCCGGATGAACCATGCGGTGCGCTTTTATCTCATACACCTCGCGTTGCTTCGTGTAACGATAAAGCGTTCAAAGCTGTTTCTCGTAAGGATAGTTGCCGATTTTTGTCTTATGGTACTGGTAAACATTCTACCGCAAAGGAAGTCATACATGAATATCAACATCCTTTTTATTCTATGTATCCTTTTGTACTCAATTCTTGCCCTGATCTTTACGGTTCGGGTTCTATTGAGTCGATGTACACATCAGCACAACAAGCTGTGTGGGTTACCGCCAAAGGACAAGAAACACCATTAATGTGTTATCGCGCTGTCTCAGACGACTTTACAATGGGTGTCATTCTTGGAGCGCCGTTTATAATTGCGCTTTCAACTATTGATACTTTATAGGGTTGTACACTTTAGTTACAAAACATAAGAGCTATCTTGTTAATAGCCGACACAGCTGTCGTTAACTGCTTTTAAATATATTTAAGTCTTAGTATATTAAGGCCCGTTAAATTATTAAAATAATATTAAGTAATTTAAGGCCCATAAAAATTATAAAATCGAAAATACCAAAAATATTTATCTTTAAGTAATTATAAGGCTCCCTAATTTTTAAAATTAAACTAATAGTAGGGTAACTAACTCGGCACTGAAAGTGTGCGAGCCAATTGTTTTTAGGAACAGATCACACGGCTCGCGCCGTGCGGAAGTTTTTGTAGGTTTTCTTCCGGTCATTGATCGTAACCTTCGCCTAAATCCTGGCTAGTTAAACTATTTTTCGATAA